CTCGCAACACATTGTTGACAGCTTGCGACTGGACTCAGATTCCTGACTGCACCATTCCTAAGAAAGCAGATTGGGCAACATATCGACAGACATTGCGTGATTTCCCTGCAACTGTGTCTGATGCACGAGTAAGTATTGATTGGCCTCATAACCCTGATTGGGTTGAGCCTACCATTTGAGGTGAATGATGGACGCAGACGTTGACAAAAGGCTTGCCGTGCATGAAGCAATTTGTGCTGAGCGATACAACGCAATCGCCAGCTCTCTGAAGGATGGCGACAGACGCATGACCAAGATTGAATACTTGCTTTATGCCGCAATCCTTACTGTGCTGCTCGGCCCCGGTGTGGCTGCCGAGTTTGTGAAAAAGATATTCGGACTATGACCGACTGGGCTGAAGCATTCATTGCTGCAGCCTGTGTCGTTTGCTTTGTGATTTCATGCACATATCTTTTGGTATGGTGCTTTCAATAATTTTGCTGGCTGTATCTATTGAATACAGGTGTATCAAGTGGGTCTGGGTTGGCGATGTGTACAACCGGAAGGTCTACTGTATTGAATGGAAAAAGGTAGATAGAAAATGATCGATCCAATCAGCGCTCTTGATGGATTGCAAAAAGCCATCAGCATGGTCAAGAAGGCCAGCAAGGTTGCCAATGACATAGGCGGCCTGGCTCCAATGATCGGCAAAATGTTTGACGCAAAGAGTCAAGCAACCAAAGCCATGCTGCAGGCCAAGCGCGAGAAGAAAGGCTCCAACATGGGTGCCGCTCTTCAGATTGAAATGGCGCTTGAGCAAGCCAGGGCATTTGAAGAGGAGTTAAAAATGCTCTTCATGCAAACTGGAAAAATTGACGTGTGGCAGAAGATCAAAGCTCGTCAGGCTGAGATGGACAGGGATGATGCCAAAGAGATGGCAGCATTAAAAGCCGAGGAAAAAAAAGCCAAGCAGAAGGCACAAGAAGACATGGAGATGGTCGCTCTTATTGGCGGGATTTCGTTCGTAATCCTTCTCGTTGGTATCGGCGTCAATGAGTTGATGGAATTCTGTGCAACGACTAAACGCTGCGGTCGATGAATGAATATCAAAAACAATTCAATCTGTTTTGCAAGGTGTTCTGCTACGGCTGCGCTGCCTGGTGGTTCCTTGGATTCCTTCGCTTCCTGCCTGACTCCTTGTCCGACAAGATAGTGGCTCTACTGCTGGGGAAAATTGGACTATGAAATATTTGCTTTTGCTTTTATTGCTGGCTGGCTGCGAAGATCGCTACCGATACAAGTGCCAAAACCCTGATCACTTCCATGCCGAAGAGTGCCAGAAGCCGAAGTGCTTATTCACACAGCAGTGCCCAGAATACCTGGTCGCGCCAATACTTGAAAAGAAGGTGAACGATGTCCAACCAGCAGCAGAAACCAAAGCTAACCCCTGACGAGTTTGAAGTCAGGATCTGGGGCTTCGTTGTCGTCGTCGTCACGCTGATCCTTTGCTTCATTGTTATTGCCCTGCTGTACTCTGTGACCTTTGTCACGCAGCCGATCAAGTCAATGGCGCCCATTGACCAGGCATACACCAAGATGTTGAACGACATTGTTTTGCTGATTGTTGGAGGCATCGGTGGCGTGATGACCAAGCGCGCTGTTGGCTCGGCCTCCAAGGCTTTTGGCATGCAGCCACCGCAGCCACCAATGCAGCCTATGTGTCAGCCCATGCAGTATGGCCAGCAGCACAGCTCAAGCTATGCACCACCGCAGTCTGCTTATGGCCTGCCAAGCCAGCCGTTTGGTGCAATGCCGGTCTGGAAAAACCCAGAGCTCGATGAGTCCTGGACGCCAGGCCCACCGCCAACCACACCACCAGAGCACATGGAGCCGGACGAAGACCGCGAGGAGATCGCAGCTGCGCGCAAGGAGGCTGACTGATGCTACCAATACCACTGCCCTGGCTGATCGTCGGCGTCCTGGTGTCGCTGTTTGGCACATACCGAGTCGGCCACCATTACGGCTGGATCGAGCGCGACAATGACATGAAGCTGGCCATCGCCAAAAAGAATGAAGAGGCTCGCAAGAAAGAGCAAGAGCTTGGAGACAAGCTGCAAGACCAGGAAACCAAACTCAGAAAGGCCCAAGATGAAGTCAAGAAAAAGCAGTCTGCTATGCATGAGCTTGCTCGGACTGGTCGGCTGCGCCTCCCAGCCCCAAGTTGTCCACAAGCCTCCGCAGATCCCACCCCTGCCCCAGGAAATAACAACACCGATGCAAGCGAACTTGAGCGACAGACTATTGAAGCTCTTATCGACATCGCAGCCGACGGCGACAAAGCAATCACCAAGCTCAACGCCTGCGTCGCAGCCTACAACGAAGTGAGGAGCATACTCAATGGTCAACAGTGATCAACTCAAACGACTTAACATCGATCCAAGCCTGGCTGAAGCATTCAACGAAACCTTTGATCGCTTTGGCCTGGTCACTGTTGTGCAGCAGGCATGCTGGATCGGCCAGTGTGGCCATGAGTGTGGCAACTTCAAAATCATGGAAGAGAACTTGAACTACCGCGCTGCCACGCTGCTGAAGTTGTTTCCATTAACTCCGAAGCGCGCTTGGGGTTTCACGCCTGAGTCGGCTGCCGAGTATGAGAAGCAGCCACAGAAGATCGCCAACAGGATCTACTCGAACCGCATGGGCAACAGGGACGAAGCGTCAGGGGATGGCTGGCGGTTCAGGGGATCCGGATTTTTACAGCTGACCGGTCACAGCAACTTCTACCACGCTGGCCAAGCGCTCGGTGAAGACTTTGTCATGCAGCCTGAGCTGGTGCGCACGCCTAAGTATGCATCCATGACGGCTGGCTGGTTTTGGCAGACACATAAGCTCAATCAATACGCTGACTCTGGCGACTACAAAACCCTGACAAAGAAAATCAATGGTGGCTTCATCGGCCTAGATGACCGAATCCACCACATTGAAAAGGCAATCAGGGTTCTAAAATCCTGATCACTGAGCAGCGCCCAGCGCATTGATCCGGCGCTGGTAGTTGGCCGTGTGCCTGACACGTTTCATTGTGTCAATGCGGCCAATGGTTTCGATGTTGCACTCCTTGAGCTCCTTCAAGATCGTCATGCGCTCGCGTGCTGGTCGCTTGCCTGCTTTCGCAGTCTTCTCAGCCAGCTCTTCGTATGCGTCGGCCCATTCGTCAAGCGTGTTGTGCACACTGTGTGGCAAGTCTTTGCCTGGAACCATTAGCGCATAGCCGACCGTACTGATGCCAAAGTCAACGTCAGTGTCGTCTTCCTCGATGGCAGCTGGCGCTTCTACTTGGGTCACGGCGTCGGTGATCTGATCGTTGACCGTCTGCAGCACTTCATCCACAGCGTTGACAATATCTGGCTCGATGACGACTGGCTCGGCCATTGGCAGCTCGACTGGCTTGGCAACCAGGTCAAGCGGGTTGGCAGGCTTGGCCACCGGCAGCGGCTTTGCTTCGTCCGGATAGTCCTGGGCTTCCTCGGCGGTGATCATGCCCTTGAGCACGTCAGGGAATGCGTCGCGCAAGGCAAAGCCGCGAGCTCGCATTTGCAGCATGCGCTTGGGGTACGCAGTCCACGGGCCACCCTTGCCCCACAGACCAGCTCGCGCTGCGTCTTCGCGTGAGAACTTGGCGATCACTGGCTTGCGACCCTTGCGCTTGGCCACGCAGACAGCGATGGGGTTGGGCGTGCCCTCGCCCTCAAAGAATTCCTCAACGTCCTCGCACACGGGGCTGGCCTGCACCAGCGCCATCATGGCATCGCCGTATACGCTGGGCTTGCCATTGATCACTGCAATGTTTTGGAGCGCCTGCATGGGTGCCAGGCCCATTTCATAGCCCCACTGCACACACACCAGGACATCATTGGGCTTGCCCTGGTAGGCTTTGGGAACCATGCTTGAGCTGGCCAGCATTTCGCTGAACTGCATTGCTTCGCCCATGGTTGTGGGGGCAAAGCCTCTTTGGTTAGTGGTTTGGAGTTGCATCATTTTCCTCTTCGACGTAAGTTTGCATGGTGGTAAAAATCAGATTGGCCATGGCGTCGACGAACGCTTCGGCTTCCTCTTCTGTTGCGTTTGTTGCGTTTAGCATGGCGACGACGGCCTGCTCATACGCATGCAAAATGGCTGGATATTTCGGTAAATTCAAGAGACCTCCTTGATCGTCAGTGATGATTGCCGAACGCTGTAGGCAGGCTTGGCCGGAACCAGGCGCTCGGCTGCAGCTTTGTAGTTACGCATTGGCCAGCTGATGACGTAATGCCCAGCGCGGCCACGCTCGGCCTGGCCAAGCAAGCTCTTAAGATGCTTCTCAGCGTCTTCGATGGCTGCTTCGGCAGCACGAATCGCAGCCTTGTTGTGCGATATGACGACAGCCCAGTCCTGAGCTTCGCG